CTGTTTTTTCAATTTTCTTATGTCTTCTCGTATTATAAAATATATATCTTTTATTCCTAATTTCGCAGTTCTCTTTTGGATATTAATGGACATTATGATTACAAATTTTAACTTACATTTAACGTCGTTTCACGTGAAACGTAAAGTGGAAATTACAATTTAAACAATTAACTCCGAAAATATATTAGAATTTAGAACGGAGGTTAACCACTCAAAAATAGTGGTCGGAGTACTACGTACCGATTGACAATAAGTTGGCAAGTGGCTGGACGGCATCAAGCTAAATGCCGTTTAAATGTGGAGCGATGCAGAATCGTTGGCAAGCCAAAAGGCTTCCAGAATAGAACATTTGCAAATTACTGCAGTAATGCTCAAGGAGAAAATAAAAGATATTTGAAAATGTAGTTGATAATATTAAAATACCCCCCTTGAGCTTGCGCCCCCCAAGGGGGGCTGGCTCTCTCAGCAGGACAAAATTTGCTGTACATGGCAATAGGTGGCAACTGTCTCCGACGGGTCCTAACGCCGGACGGGCGGTGTTTTTCATGGGCGACTACCGTCGCACGCAACGAATGTACGGTGAGGTTTCGAGAGTGACGGAGCCGCGTTTGTAGTGCAATACGTTTAGTGAATAGAGGGCAACGCCCTCCCCCGAATGCGTTCGGGGACCCCCTCCACGTCATCATAAAAGACAATAGTAAATGCGTACGCACACACGAAGCGCGCGCGCGCACGCAAAACAAATATGGCTCACCAATAAGGCAAGCCATAAAAGTTAATGAGTAAAAGTTTGGTAAATAGCACCAATAACAAGCATAACAATAAAAAGCGTAAATATACCTAATAATACGCAATAACAGAACTTAATAAACTTATTCATACTATTATAACGACAAAGATACTACTTTATTGTCTTAGTAGCAGACATAAGTCCACCAAGAGCATTACGCAAGTTATCACCAAGCCATTTAGTAGCAACCTTTGAGGGGTCAGTAACACGACCATTTTCGTCATATCCAGAGGAGTTAACATTGTCTTTATTAGCCAATTTTTGACCACGCATTTGTTCGTGAGTAAGTTTAGCGGAATTAACTGCAGCATCTCTTGTAGCTGCTGCAATTTGATTAGCATAAGGTAATTTAGCCTTTTCAAGTTGTGTAAGAACACCAGTATAAAGCGCTTGTGCTCGAGAAGCTGCTGCAGACGCAAAAGAAGCTGCAGCAGACGCATTGTTAGCTTTAATACGAGAGTTTTGCTCCTCAATATCTTTAAGATACTTTTCTAACTGATGTTCGGTAATAAAGACAAGCTGTTTACGTTGTTCTTCGTTACACTGCTTAACGATATTAGCAATATCGTTTTGTATCTTCTGGTTATCTTCTTGCAACGACTTAATACGTGTTTCGACTTCGGACTGTTTGGCAGCTTCCTTCTGAGTAGTAACATAACTATCGTGAGTATCAAGCAACCTTTGCAACTCTTCCATCTTAGTATCGTATTCAGATTGTGAAATCTTGTGCTCATCAAGAGCTTTGCGGACTTCATCCATTTGATGTTGTACTTCAAAGACATTTTTAATATCTTGATTCTGTGCATCACTTTCAGCCTTGTGGGCATTTGCTGCATTCGAATCAGCCGAACTTTCGTTAGCCTTAACTACAGAATCTTTGACCTTGTTTTCTCTGTCGATAGCCTGGAATTGATTAAAGGCATTAACGGCAGATGTTCCAAGACCAGACAAACCAGAAACAGAAGCGCCAGAAACGCCAGAAGCTTCTGGAGCACTTACAGCACCAACGGAAGATTGACCACCATTCATAGCTGTATTGATACCAGCATTACGCATGGACTGCTTAGTAATAGTATCAGTATCACGCATAAGGGAACGTGTACGTTTATCATTATTTTGCGCTGCTTCTTCGTTTAACTGCGCTTGATACTTCATCAATTTTTTATTGTAATTATAGTCTAAAGCTTGACCAGCAATATTTAAGCCAAGAGAAGAAGCAAGACCACCAAGACCATCTAAAAAACCCATAATAAAATAATATTAAAAGTATAGAGGGCAAAAGCCCTCATATACTAATCTTGTTTAACTTCATGTGTACCGTTATCGGTTTCCTCCTCATAAGTATCGTAAGAGATACTAATAGGTTTAAGACCGTCAGAAACACGCATATCGAAAACACTCTGAACGATAAAGTTATCATCCATCAAAGGTTCGCCACCATCTGAAACACCGTGGGCAGAAGTTCCGCTATTATAGAAAATGCGGTTGAAGTTACCAATAGATGGATAACGGCAAGCATAGCGGAGTACTTGAGGGTCTCGTATATCGGCCTCAGTAGTAAAGTCAACAATATAATTACCGGCTTTATTCAATTGTACGTGGCAGTTCTGATTGGTAATAATACGGTCAAGATAATAAGGGCTCAAGTCGTCCATGGTGGCACGTCTGGACATATCACCATTGATAATATCTTTCTTGACCTTATAACCAGAGAAACGGGGCATAAATCCGAAACCTTTAGAAGTACGGCCATACTTCTTAATAAGTTCATCAGAACAAAGGTTATTATCACCAAAGATGGCACCAAGAGGGGTGACTTCATAGCCGAGTGCATCCCAATCAGTAGTAGGCAAAGTATATTTATCAATGCCATAAAGTGAGGTGTCGCAACCTTGGAAATATCTGGAATCAGGAACAATAGCAGAAAGGCAGATAAAGAAGCCATAATAAGGAGCAGTAAAAGAAACTTTAGACTTATCAAAGGCAACACCTTTACCACCATAAGCGCCAAGTACTTCACCATCGCCAGAATCAGAAACGGCAGTATCTGCAACGTTGAAAATATCGTCAACAGCAATAGGGAGGACAGACTGCGAAACATTGAAAACATCCTTATAAAGACTATTTGCAACATCTGCACCGAACTTAGTACGAACCCAATCGGACATTTTACGACCGATAACAGAATCTTTAGCAACATAACGTGTTAAACGCTGGCATACCTGGAATGCAATGAGCGACAAATCACCTCCAACAAAAGGAAGCTTAGAAGACTGTTGAACAGATTTACCTAATGTTGTTTCGTTAGGATTGTTAGTAGTACGTTCATCGAAGAAAGTATTACCTACTGAGCCATCAGCATTAACAAAAGGAAAGTTCAAAGGCTGTGTGTTATTGGTAAGAGACAAGCGATTGGCCGAAAAGTAATCGTCATTATAAGTAAACCAACATTGGGACAGCTCATAGAAGATGAAAGAGTGGAAAACACCAACAAGCCTTTCACGGAATTTACCTTCAGACGAAGTAGGTAAAACACCATCGAATACATCAATAAAGTTAGTAAAACCAAACTGCGAAATAAGGGTGATAATCTGGTAGGCATAAGAAGTAGACCACTGAGAAGAACGGTTCAACTCATAATTGTTATAATGCGCTTTGTAAAAAGCAAGAAGTGGCAGCATATTAACCTTATCATCGTTAGCAAAATCAAGGTTGTAACCAAGACCAAGGAAGATAGAACGCAAACGTTTAGCACGCTGCGAGAAACGAACGCAAGCGAGGAAAGAGACACCAAAAGCACCATTATCCGTTTCATCAACTTGCATAACATAGTCAGCACCTTCTGGAGTAACGAAATCATCGGTTTCTGATTGTAGGTAGTTAATTTCAAGAGGGAAAGAATAATCGGTAAGCACATTATTGTGCAATCTATGCGAAAAAGCCTTTTTGCATTTCTCAAGTTTATCGTCAGTTTCAGCAGAAGAAGCCAAAGGACGTGAACCATAGTTATTAGTATCTTCTGAAGAGCCTGCCTGCTTAACCCAGATAGAAACATCAGAACCACAACCGAAAACCAAAGCGAGCAAAACACGATTTGAAATAAAAGGCAAGGTTGTAGGAACATAGGAAGAAAGAGAAATGTCATTACCTGTAGAATCAGGAGTGTAAGGAATACCAGACATAAGATTTTCGAAAGCAGGATAGACGTCTGAAATAGGCACAAAACAATATTTGTTAATAAGCTTCATACGTGCAAAAGTAGGCACGGGAAGTGGAGCAAGTCGGACAAGTTGACGTGCATTTACATGAATAGAAGCCTTAGCCATAAGAAGCTGACAAAACAAAGGTTGAACAGCACCGAAAGAGAAAGTGGTGTTGTTATCGAAAGACATGGGTTTACTATACTTTTTAGTAGAAACACCAAGGGAAACTTTACCAATATTAAACATAACAATTAATTTAAAGATTCAACAATATGCTCGACCTGCTCAGAGGTAGGCTCTGAATCAAGAACGGTAGAGTTAACAGAGTTAAGAGGAACACCTGCAGCTAAAAGCTTCTCAAGCGAATACTCAAATGGAGACGGTACAACGTCAATAGCACGAGAATTAACGCGTACAATACTAACAGATTGCAGACCATCGGAACGAACAGTAGTTTTTTCCATTAAGGAAGAAACAGACGAAACGGGAGGTTGAAAAACCTTGTTTTTACGAAATCTAAATGCCATAATATAAAAATTTAAAATTTAACATAATGTAGGGTCAAACCTACTAAAATACTTCTTTTTAAATGTATCAACTTCATCTTGCTTCTGATTATAATACTTAGTACGTTCAAGCGAAAGAGAAATAGATATATCTTTAAAAACATCATGAAACATAGCAAAATCCAAAAAAAGTTGATTATATAATGAATCGTCACAGCGGTAAACATTATCAAAACGCAAAAGATAATCGGTAGAATGTTTCTTTAAATACTCAGTATCTTTAGCTTTAAGCCAAAAAGGAAACACTTTATCAATATCGTAAAGGGCAGATACGTCACCAGAATAACGAAAAAGGAAAGACTTTAACATAGGAGTAGAAGCCATCTTCCAAAAGAGATGGTAAACAGACAAAGGCAAACAATCTTTAGGCAAAAACTGAGTAGTTAAGCCAATAGAACGAAGACGATTAACATCAATTCCGCAAAGATTAAAACGCATAGGGTCAGAAAATCCAATTTGTAAAACTTCCGATATTTTATTAGCAAACTTATAAGCACGAGATTTGAAAATACTATGCATATACTGACGGCCGAAATCAGAAAGGTATCTATCATAAAGATATTTGCCAGAAGTGGGACTGATGCGATTAGACTTAACATTTTTGTATAACAATTTGTTAATAATGAAACGAGGACAAGACACGACATCAAAGGTCAAGGGATTAACAATACCATCATTTAAAACACGTTCAACTGAAACAGAATCAAACAGATTAACCGAATCAAGAATAGAAAGGCCTAAAAGATTACTTTGCCAATGCTTGGGTAAATAAGGACGCATTTTGTCCATATTATCCTTATTAGCAATATAAGAGGAAACCGAAGGTAAGTCATAAAATGATAAATCCTTAGTAACATACTTAGAAACATATTTAGCACCACCAACGAGTGAACGAATAAGAGGTGTAGAAGTACAACCAAAATTATCTACATACTTATTTTGATGAATATCGTACTTAGGAAACATAAAGCCATAAGACCAGACAGAACGGGCAAGCTCTGTAAACTTAACATAATCTACCCAAGGTTGAAGGAAGAACAAACCATGGTAATGAGGGCGACAAGTAGTTTTCCCATACTCAGAGGTAAAGAAATACTTATAGCTATTAGCACCAAAAGCACGATAACAAGATACTTTAAGACGGTTCAGAAAAGCCTTAACGTCCTTATGGTTAAAACAATGTATCGAGAAATTGCCATCTGTATACAATGGTAAACACATATCATTATAAGTGAAAGTAAGGAAAACGGCACAGCCACCACGTGAATATAAATTAGACAACTCAAAAGAGATACGAGTACGCCATTCCGAAATATAAGTATTACGACATTCGTCGCAACGGCCACAAGGGACTTCATAACCTTTAAAGCTATGAAGATAAGACTTATAAACGGAATTATTCTTAATATAAAGTGGAGCTGTGCACATAACCATTAATTTAAACAGAAAGCAGACCAAAATAGGCAGCTGCAGAAGTAAGTGCATAAAGAACTGCCTTAATAACAATTTTCAAAAGTTCTTTTTTCATAAGCAAATAAATTATTTATTAATAATATGTAACATATCCATCTGTAATTTGTTCTTCTGGAAAAGACGAATAAACTCATTAACTCGTACAGCACTGTTGGCAACAGAACCTACCTTGAGGTTATCACCTAACAAAATACAGCCTTGAGTATCTTTAGGGGTATTACCGACATGTATACGGATACCTTCAAAGTTAGGAACATCGAAAAGGATAGGCAACATCTTTTGGAACTTAGGAGACCAAGACATAGCCATTTTGTAAACACCAGCAGGGATGCAACCTTTTGAAGAACCAGAAGCGCCTAACTGAGGTTCAAGGGTATGACAAAAAAAGATATTACCGATATACAAACGGCCAATAACATATTTGTCACGATATGCAAAACGTTCAAGAACAACCATAATACTAAAGTTTAGCTAAAAGAGAATCAGCAAAAACAATCTGTTTACGAATTTTACCCGTAGGCAAGCCGACACGTCTGTTATTAAGTTCATCGATTTGTAAGTTAATAAGGCGTTGAGATAACGAAAGACGAAGTACGGACAACTCCTTACGGGACAAGTTCAAAGTTTTCATAACTAAAATAATTTAACAAGTAAACAACGGCACTAAACGTTAAGTGCTTGGCTGCGAGTGCAAAAATAAAAAAATCAAAACATAATGGACATTATGATAAATAATAAACATAAGAACTCTCCTTTCATATATGAAGTTTGTGCCACTTGTGCCAAAGTGCCATGTGGCATGTGGCATTTCA